AATTGCTTTTACTTCCGTTCCAGCATAATTATAAATTTTAACATCATCAGCTTTTAATCTTAAATCTGCTCCATTACTATTAATATAACTATCAGATCCATCGTGAAAGATTTCTAAGTCATCGCCAGTTCCAAAGATAGCTTTTGCACTATCGTCAAAGTTTGCGGAAGCAAATTTAACATTGACTGCTGTACCAGTTGCTGCAAAAATTGCATCAACTGCATCTAAGTCAGCATTTATTTTTGTTCCCCAAGTATCAGTAGATGCACCGACCTCTGGCTTGGTTAAGTTTAAATTCGTTGTAAATGTATCTGCCATAAAAAATTACCTGTTTTAAGCTGCTATATCAGTCCAATTCGTTGTTGATGGTGTCTGATTTGTCCAAGTTGTTGTAGCTGGAGTTTGCGTTGTATAAGTCGTAGTCGCTACAGTCTGGTCATTCCATTTTAAACCACCTATCGCAGAAACACCACTTAATTCTGCTATCGTGGAAGCTCCAAATAATTTAAGTCCACCCAATGCAGTCATTTCACTTGTTTGTGCTATGACTGAATCAGCACCAATAATAAATCGTCCTGTGGCTGCAAAGTTTGAAGTTTGTGCGGATGTAGCCTCGCCTAATGCAATGCGTACACCACTTGCTGCAAAGTTTGAAGTTTGTTCTATTGTTGCTACACCATCTAAAACAATGGTTGCATCTCCAGTCAATCCTGAAGTTTGTGCAATGGTAGCCGAGCCAAGATTAACTATGTGGCCCGTAGATGTAAACGCTGATGTTTGTGCAATCGTGGCTTCTCCACGATCTATTTGTCTTGCTGTTGCAGCAAACCCAGATGTTTGAGCTATAACCGCAGATCCTAACTTAACTACCTCGGCTGTTGCATTAACACCAGAGGTTTGAGCAATGGTTGCTGCACCTGGTTTAACTACAAGAGCGGATGATGTAAATGCAGAGGTTTGCGCTAATGTTGCTTCACCTTTAACAAACTGTATTCTACCAGTCGCAGCAAACCCAGATGTTTGAGCTATTGTTGCGGATGCTTCCTGATATTGCGGAGTACCATAAGCAGCAATCCCGTAGTTATAAGCACCATAGCCTACTGAGGCCATGTTATTAAGCTAAAGTAACGTCTAAATCGCCAGCGTCAAATCTGAATACATCACCGCTTGAAACTGTCTTAGATGCAGTTAATGCTGCCCAAGCCATTAAGTTTCCACTAGATGATGCGTCAAAAATTCCAACATGAGTTACAGTTCCCCATGCGCCAGTTGCAGTTGCAAATTCTACTGCTGCGCCATTGGTTGCTGTTGTTGGAGAAGTTCCGCTAACTGTCATAGCTGCCATGCTTTTACGAGCATAAGAACCGCCAGAACATTCTGTTCCACCGCCTGTATCAGATGGTGCTGCTGTAAATAAGCCAACATATAATGTAGTTGGTGCTGTGTAAGCACTTCCACCAAATACATGATCTAATACTTTGTCCTCTAAATAATCTGTAAATCCAGCCATTCTATTCTCCTATTAATTGTTCGCCCAGTAATACATTCGTTTACCAGTCTTTCCGTAAGTTTTTCTTCTCTGCATTAAAGATCCTTTTCCAAATGCAGCCTTTTCTTGTTCTAATCTTATTTCTTCTAATGCCTTTTCAAACTGATTAGTGAATAAAGGTATTCTTTCATCTTCCATTAAAAATATACTAGCGTGTTTTAATGCACCATATAAATAAACGTCTGGATGATCCGTTGAAACAAAGTTAGTTGTATTAGAATCACTTAACGCATTTATTTTAGCATAGTAAGTGAGCTGTAGGGTATAAGAACTGTCAGGAGTTGGTGCTAATTCTATTGAATCATCTACCATTGCATAATAAATTGGTTGGCCCGTAATATTATTATTTGCTTTTCTATATACATCTAAACTTTCTATGGATTGTTGAAACAATGGTGAAAAGTTATTAGATGTAACTTCTATGTTGATGGCTTCTTGCCAATCTGTCGGTACAGTTAAATATTGGCTATCTGCTGTTGCAGTAGCTCTTTTAATCATTTCTTTTGTGCGTAATCTTCTATTGAGTTCAGCTTCGGTGCTGTCAATAAAGGTATCAATGTATGAAGTTAAATCTGAACGATTTAAGTAATTTGCGATATTAGTTTTTAATTCTGCATAAGTCATACTTTACCTTGCCATGTTCTAAATACGTTGTTGTCTGGATTGTTTAACCACTTCTTCCACGCTGCTCTATCTCTATCCCAGCCTTCTCGGACAGCTTTTTGATAAATAACCATTGGAACTTCAGCGATGTGTCGCATATCCTTTCCAGGCTTAATTGTATTATCTCTAAGTTTCTTAACGTGGTCAATGACAGGTTCAACATCTTGAACTGTCTGATAAACGAGCTTGTCATCTTCGGTAATAAATTCTGACTTGTAGCCAGTTGTATGATCGGTAACAGTTCGTTTCTGTGGCATAAATAAAAAGGCGGGTGGCTTTTACACCACCCTAAATCTAACTAACTTATGAAGTTGTTAAATCAACGACTGCTCCATGAGCAGCTTCGTTGCTCACTTCAAGTCCGTATTCAACGACTATCATTTTAGTAACAGCATCACCAATAGTGGCAATGTCGACTGATTCAAAGTCTCTTAGGTAAGAAACTTTTGCAAAGTCTGGATCTACTAATAATAGTGATCTTTCTCTACTAAAGTTAGATGGAACGATTTTTAGTTCTCCAAAGTCTGAAGAATAAATAGAAACACTAGCTTCTACTGTAGTAGCATCGACAAATTGTCTTGCTTGTGATCTACCAGTAAAACCTGAGATTTTTCCTTTATTAACAGGCCCACAGATTGCCATTGAAGGCTCTCCACCATTAGAGAAACAAGACTGTAAAGCAGTTTTTAAAAGTGCTTCAGTCAAAGCTCTTTGAGTTCCGTCTGTTGGAGCTGTTCCACCACCAGTAGGAGTTGATCCTGCTGCGTTGTCAACATTAGACTTTACCCAAGACTCAAAACCACCAGTTAAACGAGCAGTTGTCGCATTACCAGTTGTTTTTCCACCTTTTTGACAGAGAGCTGTTTCCATATCTCTTTTAAGTGCTTTAGACATAATAGCAAGTTGATGAGCCATTTCTGACTTTTTACCTGCTGGATCACTAGCTTGTTGAGAGCCAGTTACAGTTGCATCTCTTTTGGAGATCATTGCTACGTTGCTATTTCTAACAGTAGCAGTTGATGCTGCTCTTGAGAGTTCAAAACCTTCAAGATTTCCAGTACCAACTGGTGTTGGTAGAGATTCAGTTTGCCAATCAAAAACTACATTCTTGATTGAGTTTTTTCCAATTGCTGACATAAACGGAGTTGTATGAGGAGAGATGTTGTAAATGATATTACTTAACTGTTCTCTATCAGAAGTAGCCGAATATGTATCAAAAGCGTTTGTTACTTTTGCCATGATATTTTTCCTATATTAAAAAGTTTAAATTATTTGTTCAAATAGTTTAGCTGCATCCTGGACTTTTCCAGTTTTAGCTAAAGTTTGACGTGCTTTTTTCACAGGTGTTGAAGTTTTTGGTACGTTTGAAGTGCCAGGTCTTGCTGTCCGAGCCACAGCCTTCTTTTCAGTTGGCTTTTTCTTGGTCGCTTCTACTGTCTTTTGTTGTAACCAAGCATTTCTTAAACCGAGTAAAACTCGATAATCATATACTGAGTCCATCTCTTGAGGCGTATAGCCTAAGACATTAATCCCATATTCACGAATTGCTAGTTTTTCTTTACCAGCTACTTCGTTATTTTGCCATTCTGGAATTTGTTGTAGCAACTGTTGGTTTCCGTATTCAACAAACTCTGCGAGTTTCTTTTGCTGTTCAACTTGGGCCTCTTGTTGAGTCCTTTGCTGTTCGGCTTGTACGGATTGCAACTTTTGCTTCTTCTCATTCCAAATGTCCTTTTCTCGGACATAAGCAATAGGATCTGCTTCGTATAAAGCGTTCCAATCTGGTTCATTAGCTAACTCACCCTTCAATGTTGCCTCTAACTTCGGTAGCAACTGAGAATAAATTGCGTCTTTTTGCGCTAACTCTTGTTGTTGGTTCTCAATAGTTTTTCTCTGTTGAGCCAATTCTTGCGTTTTGCGTGTATAGTCTTGCTGACGACTGTAACCACTTTGGAGTTCTTCGAGGGTAACCTCTTTATCTTCGCCATTAACACTAATGGTGTAGAGTTGAGGTTCTTCGGACTCCAAGTTTTCTACTTGATCTTCCTCTGACTGTTCTTCTTCTTCGTAGTCATCATCTTCAGAATCATCTTCCTCAATCAATTCTTCAATCTCTTGGTCGATTGCCTCTTCAGTAATTTCTACTGCTGCTTCTTCTTGGGGTTCTACTGGTGCTTCCTCTTGAGGAGTCAGCAGAGCTTCCATTGAATGAGCTGCTTTTTCCATGTTGGATTGTAAAGCAGTCGGTTTTTCCGTTGTTGCCATGATAAGTTCCTAAAATGTAAAATGTTATTTTAACAGTATTTACACAAAATTAGCACACTTTTTACACAACTTTGTGTAATCTGCCAAGCTGTGATTTTGTGATTTTTCCTTTCTCTATGATGATGCGTAGATGTTTTTCTACTTCGGGAAGCAATTTGATTGCTTTGTGGAGTGATTCTCTGTTGGTTACTTCTTCTGGTTTACTTAATAACCAAAGATTAACGTATTCGTCTTTAAGATGCTCTATAGCGTTTTTAAATGTTTCGCTGTTTAAGATTAATTCAGCTTCGTTGGATTTTAAGATCTCTTCTTGTGATGCCATTATCTTAGAAAGCCTCTAACATTATCATAACCACCAAAGTTTTGTATTGGTGATGAGATAAATGTTGGATCTAAAAGTTCTTTTATTAATTGCTCGTTATTATAATCTTGCATTGAAACAGATGGCATTGGTGGATCATTTGGGATAAATGGCATACCAACTGGAGTTGTCGGTAAGTCTTGCAAAGATACAACTGGAGTTTCAGGTACAAAATAAGATGGCATTGGATTAACTGGTACATCTACTGGTTCAGGGATTGGATCAATCTCTACTGGTGCATAAGGTAAATTATCAATAAAAGGATTGAATGAGAAATCTATAGGTGATGATCCTGCGCTTGGTAAATCTTCTACCATTGGTTCTACAACTGGTGCTATTTCTTCAAATGGATTAAATGAAAAATCTATGGGTGATGAACTAACGCTTGGCATTAAGTCATCTATTGCCATAGGTTCACCATCAATAAATGGATCAAATGAAACTTGAGTACCGCTAGGCATATTTGCATTAAATAAGTCTGATAGGTTTTTAAGAGACTCTGCATTTGTAATCATTGGTGTGTATCTTTCTGGCATTGCAACGCCTTGAGGTGCGCTTGGCATTTGAACAAAACCTTCGTTTGGTGCAGATGGTGTACCTTGAGTCGGTGCGCTTGGCATAACTGGTACTGGCCCAGCATTGTAAAATCTATTTGCTTCATTTAATTCAGCTTGAGTGTAACCTTGTGGACTTTCCATTGAATAACTTACGCCTGGTGCAATCATGCCTGGTATGTTTTCACCACCAGCGATTGATTGTGCGTATTGTTGACCACTAGAATAACCTTGATCAGTAGAACCGATCATATTCATAATGTCTCTCAGGTCTGGATTCAAATTAATCATAAGTTTAATAGTTTATCAATTTTTTCGTCTATTTTGTCGAATCTGTCAAAAATTCTATCCATGTCTTTGTGCAACTCATGTTTGGTTACATACTTGGTTGGCAACTCTTCTCTTGTTTTATTAAGAAGAATATCAACTCTTTTAATTTCGTTTGAGGTTGATCTTAAACTACTAATAATTGGTATATATACCAATGTAATAAGAGCGTTCCACAATATCCATGGAGAAAGCTCCATTATTTTTTAACTAGCTTTTTAAGAGCTTCCCATCTATCAGGTTGGAAGTGTCTAATACATAGACCTGTTCCTATTACTATAATTGCTGTCCAAAATAAAAATTCCATAATGTCTCCTTAATAACTCCATATCCAAGGTCTAGGCCTTGTAACTTGATGTGCTGATACATCTAAATGAATAAACCTACTATCGCCTTTTTGTGCGACACCTATTCCTGTAAAACCAAACTCACTTGCCCTGGCTATCACTTCGTATGCTTTGTGTCCTCTGACTCCTATGTCAGCAGCAAGGCCGTCTCTGTGTGCGCCTGGATTAATTTTTTTCTTTTCTATCGGGTGATCTTTACAACGATAACCAGATGTAATTTTGAAAGGAAAATCAAGTTCCGTTCTTAGTAATTGTAACTTATCTAATAATAATTCACTAATACCATTTTCACCGCAATGTTGACAAGCAAACTCTTTGGGTGAAAAGTTAGGATATTTTTCCCAATCTATTTCGTGTTTCTTTTTCATAAACGCCCACACTATTTTTCAGGAGTTTTATTAGATGCACCAAAGTAAAAAGAAATAACTGCTGATGCTATGCCTGATAGATAACCAAGAATAAGCATGACTATATCGTCTGAAGAGTCATCGATAGGATATGCAGTAATCATAAATATATAACCAATAAAACCAACAACAGTTAATGAGCCTAAAAACTTAGGAGTCCAATCACCGCTAAATGCTTTTCTTGCGTCTTGTATGTCTTTGGTTTGTAAAGCATACACATCTACATCTAACTCTTTCATTTGAACTTCAAAATCTTTTTCAGCTTTTTTAAGTTCTAATAATTGTTGCGGTGTAGCGTTGTGGATTGCTTGTTCAATACTTTGTGGATCTGCTTTTACGCCTAATGCTTCAGATAATATATTTGCAGCCATGCCACCTATCGGGCCACCTAAAGCAGTTCCTATCGTTGGTGCAAGTGAGCCAACAAGGTTTTTTATCTTATTAAATTTCATAAAAGTTTATTTGCCAACTTTTCGCATTGCAATTTTATGAGAAGCAGTAAAAGTTTTTCCAGATCTCATTAGTTTTCTCATTTCGGTCATGTGCTTTCTTGTATGATGAACCGAATGTCTTTTAAGAGTATCTTTTTGTCTTTTAGTTAATTCTTTCATTTCTTTTTCCTTTTAGATTTTTTAAGTTTTTTAAAATCAGCACCAGTAATTTTATTGCGAGGTTTCGCTACTCTAGCTAATTTTTTTTGCTTTGATGAATATTTACTAAATGGCATATTATTTACCTCTAGCTTTTTTCTTTTTGCCTTTCTTTTTTTTAGGCTTCATTGGTTTTCCGTATGAATATCCTGGCATAATTATCTCCTTTTCTTTGCAGTTTTCGCTGCTTGTTTAAAATTTTTAGCTGTTGGTGCGCCTTTAGATCCAACCTTTCTCATTCTTTCGCCTGAACCAGCTTTGATTCTTGCTCTTTTTTTTCTAATGTTTGCGTATAGTCCTTGGTTACTTGATTTTTTCTTTCCTGGCATAATAGTCTCCTTATTTTCTTTTTGATTTAGCTCCAACACATTTCCATCGTTTTCTTGATAGATTGTTTGGAGTGTTTGGGTTATTTTGTTTTTTCTTCGATAATCTTTTCTTTATACCAAGACTTCTAGCGCAATATGAATCACCTTTAGATGTTCCTGGTCTTACTCTTCGACCACCATCACTAGCTCTTCCTGCTTGACCATAACTAACCTTTTTACCAGACTTAGTTACTTTTACTTTTGCCTTACCCTTTCTTGGTGTTGCCATAATTAATGTAAAGTTTTTTCTTCAAATTTAAGTATTTCTGAATCTTCGTTCACCATACCATTAGAAATAATAATCATAATTGCTAGTGCGTGGCTTTCATCTTTAGCTTGGATTCCAGAACCTACATACACCATGTCATCTTCTAATATTTCTATATCAAATATTTTAGCTGCCATTGCCTGTGAACAATCCTTGTGCATTGGTCTTAGCAATTTGTCTTATGGTTTCTCTATCTCTTTCCATAAGTGCGTTGATCTCCGCTACATTGATTTGTGCGCCATACTTAGCGTTTAGTTCAGCAGCTTTAAGCCTAATGTTAGCCTCTGCTTCATCTCGGTTTCTATCATCATCCATAATGATTTTCATGCGATCTGTTTCAGAATCTATCATAGCTTTTTGTGCTGCTACTTTTGCTTTTTCCATTTCAGCTTGAGCCAACATATCTTGCGGAGTTGGTTGCTGTGGTTGAGGTGGTATGGGTGGCACTTCAGAGTTGATAAAGGACTTAGTATCTTTGAAACCAGCTTGTTCTATTAGTTTAGAGGGGGTGTTGGAGTATTGTTGTAGTGATACCAATGGGTTGTTTTCGCCTAAGTGGTGTAGGATTTGTTCTTGTTTTTTTTC